GAGGGAGTGAAGTATGTTAGTGTTGGTGGTCGCATGTCCGGTGACATGAATACGGCGCTTGGGAATTGTATCATTATGATTCTCATGGTCAGCGCCGCGTTCCGTCATGTTAAGTACCAAATGCTCGATGATGGTGACGATTGTGTTGTTATTGTCGAGGGCGCTGACCTGGCGGCGGCTATTGATGGTGTCCCAGATGGGGATTTCTTGTCCTCACAGACTGTTTCAAATCGATTTCTGGCTTTTGGCCATGAGATCAAAGTTGAAATGGTGACACACAGCTTCAATCAAATCTCGTGGTGCCAGAGCTCTCCTGTTCAGTGGAGCCCTGGAAAGTGGAAAATGGTGCGCGACCCTTGGCGCACCATGACCAATGCCCTCATGGGAGGCAAGTTCAAGGATGTGGGCAAAATTGGGCCGCTCATTAACACAATTGGCTATGCAGAGACTATTTTGAATCTGGGAGTGCCGGTGTTGCAAGAGTGGGCCTTGGCTCTTGTCCGAAACAGCGGGACTGATGCTGTTGTTGAACTTAGCGAAAGTGATGGTTTGCACCATCGGTTAAAAGCTGAGATGCGCTTGTTGAAGCTAAAGGGAGTAAAGGATGTGCGGGCCGCCCCGATCACTGAACAGGCTCGCCTGTCCTTCTCTGAAGCTTTTGGAATCCCGGTGTGTGAGCAGCTTATGATGGAGGCTGCTCTTGCCGGGTGGGTGTTTTCTATTAGTGGTTGGTGTGATGAGGTCATTCGGGATCCGTTGCCGGGACTTTGGGAGAGGTCCTTGCGCCGGCCTGACGTCCACCATTTGAGGGATGCCTAAATCCATGAAGAAAAACACTCGGGCCTCTGCCGCCAAGCAGAAGGCCAAACCGAAGACGGTTGTGGTTGAGAAGATTGTGGGAAACGGAAAGTACGCGGTGAAAGATCTTTTGCCCGCGGCTGGAGAGTATGAGTCCGTAGGAGGGAGAGTAGGGGCCATGGTGGGTCATGGTATTCAGAATCTTGTGCGTCGTATTACCGGATTTGGCGAATACACAATTCAGAGCAACACGTTGATGAACAAGGGTGGGTCGCCGCCCCAGTTTATCACTCGTGGCGGTGTGGTCGAGTTATCACATCGTGAGTACATCGGAGACGTGACCAGTTCCACTGGTTTTGTTCTTACGAGCTACCCAATTAACCCTGGGGTTAACTCCACTTTCCCGTTCGTCAGCCAGTTGGCTAAGAACTTTGAGGAGTACCAAATGAAGGGTTTGGTTTTCGAGTTTGTGAGCACATCTGCCAGTGCGGTTGCGAGTACGAACACTGCTTTGGGTGTTGTTGTTGCTGCCACTTCTTATAACCCGGCTTTGCCGAGTTTTCCGGATAAACGCACAATGGAGTCCACAATGTTCGTGGACTCGGTGAGCCCGTCGAAGTCGATGTTGCACCCTGTTGAGTGTGACCCGGCTCGCAACCAGTTCCGCACGCTGAAGGTCAGGAC